ATGAAGTATTGGGGTTTTAAGATTAGTAGGACTCACAATCCTATACTCACTGAAGTTAGTAAAATGTTCAAGGATGATATAGAATATAAAGTTATCCCAAAGGAATCTGTGGTTAGGCGCGAGTACGATAGATTTATATCTGATTCAAATGGAAATTGTTATAAAGATTTCAAAATTTTTTTAACTAAAGAATTTTCAGATAGTTTACCTATTAAACCCTCTAAAACCGCTAAATATATGGGTTTCTCACCTATTTTACCACCTTATAGACCTCAAAAGGTTGAAAAGTATAATAAAGTAGTTTATGAATATATCACTAGTAAGAATTTTAAGACTAAAGATCAGTATAGAGAACTAATTGAAAGAATACCTCATAGAGTATGCGTTAGTCCAGGTTGGGCCTCACAACAGAATGAATTCCAAATTTTTTGTAACCCAACTAGAGAGATAGATACTAAAAGTATACTCTTTCTTTTAAGAGAAAGGTTTAGTAGGTTAAAATTACCAAAAATGGATAGTATTGAACCTATAGATGTTTTTTTAGTCGGAACAAATCCTGATGCTAGTCCTGGTATAATACCAGAGATGATTTTTGGTAGAAATTCTAAACATAAGGACGTCGACGAGATTATTAAATATATATCATGTGGGGTACTTAGGCAAGCTATGACTACTGAAAATTACTCATCCAATTTACCATGGCAAGTTGGTGGTAGGACCCGACAACAGAAACATGAACCTGGCAGTGACTTAAGATCAAGGTTTTTAATTGCGCCTGATGGTGTTGAAAAGATTTGTGGTTTAGCTTGTGTTTCTTTCTTTCAAGAAAAGTTATCTATTATAAATAAAAGTAGATTTGATAACGAAATTCAACTCGGTATGGATCATATGAATGGACTCTTTGGTAAGTCTTTCGATCAAAGGATTCACAAATATACCTACGCTGTTGAGTTAGATCTTAAGAGATTTGACCAACATGTAGGCCCTAATGTTATTAAAGTCGCTTTCTCTATTCTCCGAAGTTGTTATCCTAAAGGTAAAGAATATGATAATCTTTTTAACTACTATTGTAGTAGTTTCATTAATAAGAATATAATAATACCTGGAGGTTATATATACAGGGTTAAGAAGTCTATAGCTACTGGTTCACCTTTTACATCTATAATTGGTAATCTATGTAATTGGATTATCCAGACTTGTGTATTAAAGAAGATGAATATTAAACATTATGATTTAATGGTTTATGGAGATGACACCTTGATCCTATTACCTGAGAAGAATGTTTTTTGTGAATTTACTTACAAGAAACTTTTATTTGATATGTTTGAACAAACTGCTGAGCCTATATCTTTAAAGAGGATTAACAGAAAAAGTTTATATGAAGATCAACCTACTTTCTTGAAGACTTTTTCATATATGGGTTTACCAGGCAGAACTTTTGAGGATATATGTGAAAAACTTTTATTCCCAGAGAGAAACCATGGAGATCTATATATGTGGGGAATTAGAACTTCGCAACTTTTATATAGTTCACCTTTTAATTTTAAAAGTAGGGAAATGATTCGATCTTTTTATAGATTTATAAATATGAAGATTTATGATGAAGGGAAGGGAAAGAAGAAAGTATCTATAAAT